TAGGGCTTAAAGAGTACGTTAATAATCCTTATAGTCCTCAGATAGAACTATCCAACAAGGTACAAGGGCATTCTTTTGCTTCTGAAATGCGAAAACTCCAAAACCAAGAGGTGTATTTTGGAGAGATGAACAAGAAAGCTATATCCGAGACTAAAAGAAGTTGGCGTAATGCCTTAGAGACCATCAAGCAGGTAGAAGAAGCGTTTCCTGAATATACCAAGAGCATTATTCCTGCCACAGTGCAAACAATGATGGCTTTGGTGGGTAATAAGGCAGGACAATTTGCCTTTGTTGCTAATAAGACCAACCCTATCACTGTGCCTCATAGTCTTTATTTCGATAAAGCAACAAAGCAAATCAAAGCAGGTAGTGGGTGGATAAAACATTACACAATTGGTACAACTGACATCAAGCCAAGCCACTCCGCAGCTGATTATAAGTATTGGTATGTTTCCTCCTTTGTATCAGGTAGGTTGGACGATAAGGCTAAAACCTATTACCTATATATCAAAGCGAGCAAAACAGCTGAGACCGCTCAGTTTGTTTTATCAGAGAACAAGATAGGCATGGAAGAAGTAGCTGGTTTTTACCACTTCCTATATGCAACGGTCAATTCTGAGTACGACGGAGAGCGAGGAATAGCCCAAATCAATGGCTTTACCGAGATTACAGGTGGGCAATTAGTAACCAATAAAATCAGCTCAGGAAATGGAGAGCAGTATATCCTACTCTTAGATAATGAAATCATTATCAAAGCCAATTTACGTATCACTGACGGAAACAAGACAGAAATAAAGCAGCTTGTTAATCCTGATTTGCTTTCATTGGAGAGTAGGTTAAAGCAGTATGGTAATCAGCAGGTACAGAGTGAAAAACAAGCTCGTGAACAATCTATTGCTACGGCTAAAATTGCTACAGAAAACTATGCACGAACACAATCAGAACTAACCAAAGCCCAAGCCATAGCAGAAGCAAATCGACAAGCAGGAATAGCCCTAACAGCCGAGCAACAAGCACGTATCTTACAACTTCAGCAAAACCTACAACAAGCTAAAACATTTGCTGAACAAAAGGTAAATGAGTTAGATATAGGAGGCAGAAACTTACTTCGTGATAGTGGTAGAAAAATAACTAACAAAGAGTATCTTATTGCTTCTTATCCTATAACTATTAATTTAAAAGAAGAAGAAGTTGTTACTTTAACACTGAAAGGAAGATTAGGAGTTGGTAAAAATTATTTTCAATTATATAATAGTGGTGGAAATGTAGCAATAGCCAGTTTAGAAAATAAAGGGGATGGTATATATCAAAAAACATTCAAATGGAAAGTAGGTTCATCAAGGAATAATACTTTATTTATTTTTACTATTTTTAATAATGTTATAGTCGATAGCACCATAGAATGGATTAAACTTGAACGAGGTAACAAAGCCACTGACTGGTCTCCCGCTCCTGAGGATATTGAGAATAAAGTAGCTAACATTCAAACAGACTTACAGGTTGCTATCAATAATGCAAGAGCGCTTATAGCTGTTGAAACACAAAATAGACAAAGAACAGATACCAATGTTTCAAAGTTAGTCAACAAAACCAACTTCCTAAGCGACACTTACACAGTAGGGAACGCTATGGCAACCGGCACTATGATACTTGGGAATAGTTTAGGAGTTCAAGCTGGTGTTACAGGTGTAGGAGCTGCTAATAATGATATACGATTTTGGGCAGGTAGTAATTATACAGATAGAAAAAGAGCACCTTTTATGGTTATGCAAGATGGCACGCTGTATGCAACAAAAGCTAATATATCAGGAGAAATTAACGCTACAAGTGGAAGTTTTACAGGGCAAGTGAATGCAACCAGTGGAAAGATAGGAGGTTTTCATTTAACAAATGATAGTATTATTCATTCTACAGATACAAATACCCCTCCTAGTAGAATAGATAGTTGGAAAAGAGACACCAGATATGCTTCTATTTCTTCTAATTCTATTATATATAGGGATAATGGGGAACAAAACGGCATTTATAGACATGTGATGATGGGGCAGACAGTGGCACCAAGTACAGGGGCTAAAGGAGCTATGCTACGAATAGATAGCATAGAAAACAATGACACTTGGGACAATATAGGAGCAAGATTAGAGGTTAAAGGAGCAAGAGTTAATAACGTAGCTCTTGATATTGTAGAAGGAGATGTAAGAGTAAAAGGACAAAAAGGATATACAGGGATACATAGTATATCAGGACACAGGTTTACTATAGTCAATGGTATAGTCACCAATATACAATGGGTAGGATAGTCCTAAATTAAAACGTATAATTTAAAAACAAACAATATGCAAATCATTCAACAAAAAACAAGTATCTCAGCGCAAGAAGAAGCGCATGGAGTAAACATTATTTACTCTTACGAATTTGAGAAAGACCAAAAACCATACTTTGTGACTTTCTCAGCTTCTCGAAAGGAAGAAGCAGGTAATTACATTGTGCCAATTCAAGGGACTGTAACAGAGCTTGATTTCAACGTGCAAAATAACAATTTCCAAATCTCAGATATTGAGTTGTACAAGCACATTCACGAGGCTTGTATGACTATTATCAAAGGAGAAAGCAACGAAAAATCAAAAGCCAATGGTAAGGAAAAATAGGTTTTTCGTTCCAAAAGGGTATAGGGCAATCACCCTATATCCTTTCATCTTCGTTCGTAATGAAAGTGATAAGTACGATAAAGAGCTTATCAATCACGAACGTATCCACTTGCAACAGCAAAAGGAACTACTGGTACTCTTTTTCTATATTTGGTATTTCCTTGATTTTCTTTTCAAGTATTTACGCTATCGCAATTGGGATAAGGCTTACCGCAATATCATCTTTGAAAGGGAAGCCTACAACAACCAAAGCAACCTCGACTACCTCAAGGTAAGGGGTATATGGTGGTTTTGGGGACAATAACCAACGACTAATGACTAACAACTAACCGTTAATTAGCAATGACACTACAAGAACTAAACGCCCTCCCTGAAAGCGAGCGTATCACCCAACTCAAGAAATACCCAGCTAAGCGCCCCGATACACAATCGCTTATCAAGGATTGGGATTATACCCAGCACGATGTTTTTGATGAGGAATTACGCCCCAAGCGAAGGGTGCTCGTCAAAGAACAGGAAGAAAACAAAGATGGTACTATCAAATCTCCCGCTCAATTCAGGTGGGAGGACGTCAATCGTATGGCTTTACCCTTAGAGCAGGACATCGTCAATATACATACCGCATTTACAGTAGGTACACCTCCTAAGATCACAGCCAACGCTACCGAAGCTGCTGAACAAGAGCTTATGGAGCTGCTCGACGGCATTCATCAAAAGAACAAACTCCCTTATGATAACAAGCGCTTAGTTCGTTCGTGGTTTGCAGAGTGTGAGGTAGCCGAATATTGGTATGTAAAACCTGCCAAGGAGGACGATCCTAACCCTACCTATAGGCTTAAGTCTATGATTTGGTCGCCTTTCCGCGGAGATACACTCTATCCTTACTATGATGAGTATGGTGATTTGATTGCTTTCTCTCGTGAGTACAACAAAACAGATAGCAAAGGCATACAATCTACTCGTCTTATGGTAGTGGATAATCAAAATGTAACCATCTATAGCAATGGCACCCAAATAGAGCAGTACCCACACGGATTTTCCAAGATCCCTATTATCTATATGAAGAGGGAACGCCCATTGTGTGATAAGATACGCACCCTCCGCAATCGATTAGAAGTACTGCTATCCAACTTTGCCGATTGCCTTGATTATAATTTCTATCCGAAAATGGTTGCTTCAGGTGAAGTTGTAGGCGTACGCAATAAGGGAATGACAAGTGAGATAATCCAACTCGAAAACGATGCTCAAGTATCCTACCTTACTTGGCAGCAGTCCCCAGACATGGCTAAGTTAGAGTTTGATAACCTTACCTCTCGTTGTTATGCCCTTACTAACACCCCGCAAATCACCTTTGAAGCCTTGCAGGGTCTCGGAAATACTTTGAGTGGGAAGGCTTTCAAGTTTATGTTTATGGGTACACACATGGCAGTAAGCAACCACGCCGAGACTATAGAAGAGTTTTTACAGCGCCGTATTAACTTCCTACTATCGGCTATTGGCAGTCTTATCCCTAAATATGCCCCAGTGGCTAAACGGCTACAAGTTAATATAGAGATTGTCCCTTATATGATAGACAGCCTTACCGAACGTATAGCCGATGCTGTTAGTGCCGTACAAGGAGGAGTAGCCTCGCTCAAGGAGGGAATTATATTGGCAGGTATCACCGACAAGATAGATGAAGAACTCGCCCAAATAGAGAAAGAAAAAGGAAAAGATGTGTTTAGTGACTAACGACAAATGACGAGTGACGAACCCTTAATCACTGAAAAAATATGGACTTAGAACAGTGGAATGAATATCACCAAAACCAAACCGAGAAAGATGTATCCAAGCTCCTACAGCTATTGGACGAGGTGCTGAAAATGGCCGTGCTGTATTATGGCATGCAGGCGTTGAACAAGGGAAGTGATTTATTTACCTTTGCTCTATATCCCGTGCTTAATAAAAAGATAAACAGTCTTTTTGAGCGCTTCCAAAGTGCCTTTTCTCAAAAGATGAATTTCTATGTAGATAAGCACTACAACATCTCTCATAATAAGTTCAAGGAGGTTTTTGGAGAAGCGCTAAAATCAGGCAAAGTGGCTACATATACCCCTGCCAGTATAAAGAAGAATTTACCCACGGAGGCTATTCGCTCGGCCCGTGTATGGAACCTATCTAAGCAGTATCGCACAGAGATAGAAATGGCTTTGGATATAGCTATTTCAGAGGGCACACCCGCCAACGAATTAGCCTCCACACTCAAGAAGTATTTGCGCAATCCTGACAGTCTATTTTGTCGTTATCGTGATAAAAACGGAGTATTACAGCTATCTAAGAAAGCCAAGGAATACCACAGCGGGCAAGGGGTGTATCGCTCTGCTTATAAGAATGCCGAGCGCCTGGCACGTACTGAAATCAATATCGCCTATCGCAAGGCTGATATAGAGCGCTGGCAGTCTATGGACATGATAGCAGGGTATGAAATCAAACGGAGCCGACACCCCTACGGTTGTGAGATTTGCGACATGATGAAAGGGGTCTATCCCAAGAGCTTTGTATGGGTAGGTAATCACCCTAATTGCCGTTGCTATATGACCCCTATTTTTAAGGCTGACCTAAAAGGAAAAGAGCTTATATTAAACCCTAAGTTGACAAACTGGATAGCCTCGAACGAGGAAAAAATCACAACCGCAAGTAGTACGCCTATGTTTCTATGGGGAGTAGATGGTCAAAGTGAGGGTATCTCTCAAAAGGTTATACAAGCAATACAGCCTTTTAGTAGGAGTACTTATGTAGCCTTTGAACCTTTCTCACCTGTGATTATTGAGCATTTGAAGAAGATAAAACACAACGCAGACAAGCAAAAACTACTACAGGAAATCATAGACGATAATAGAGCAAAACTCGTCTTTCAGCACGAGACAAACGGTGCTAAAACTGTTATCTTTGACCTCCATAGAGATAAAGGAGAAAGCCTAAATAACACGTTAGAAATAGCAAAAGCACTTAACGAGAAAGGAAAATCAGTAGCTCTATTACCTGAGTATGATAAGATTAGCAGTGCAGATGCTATTGTGGAGTTCAAAAATAAATTAGTTATTGCTGATTTTAAGTATCTAAAATCAAAAAAGATAAACACCCTACAAAAAGAATTATATGAAGGCTTTGAGCAGATTGGAATTAGTAAGAGTGATTATATAAAAGAAATATCTACTATTGTATTAAAATTAGAAAATGGCAATACGGATTTGTTCGTACAAGCGATTGAATATTTAAAAAGGAACAATAAGGACTTAGGAAACATAACACTTATTAATAAATATAACAAAATCAAGGAATTAGAAAGAAAAGATTTAATAGGTGATAGGTATAAGAAAATTGTAAAAGGGTTCTTATGAAAAAAAAAGAGAATGTTTATTTATACAAAACATTCTCTTTCAATAAAGTATTTAAAGCAAGAGGCCAGCTTAACATCTATCGCTTGCGTATAGCTTCGCACTCCTCTTTTGGTGGGATACCCCAAAACTTTAAAGCCATTATTTGTATGGCAAAGGTACAACAATATTTCTAAATAGCAAAGATTTTAACAAAAGTCCCTTAATAGGGGCTTTTTCATTATACAAGTATAGAGTATATAAAACGCCTTTCAAACCCAAACGATCGTTGAGTTTACATGAATGTTAAAAATTCCTTAGTAAGCAAAACAAAAAAAATACAAAAAAAGAACAAATTATATACAAACTCATATACATCTTATCTTCAAGCCCTTGCGTACCTTTGCACATAATAATATCGTTTTTTATGTTCAAAGAAAAAATTCTACAATTACTCAAAACTAAGTATAACAACTTAGGGTTGAGCGGGCAAGTGCTTGAGGGAGTGGCGGCTAACTTGAGTGCTTACGTAATAGAAGAAAGCCAAGTAGAACCTGCCACTGCGGGGGCTGAGGCTATGCTTAAGTTATTCCAATCTTATGCTGATAATCGGGTCAATACTTTCAAGGCTGAAAGCGAAAAGTACAAGAAGGAGGCGGACGATTGGAAGGCGAAAGCAGAGAAAAGCAACGAACCTACTCCCGCTCCATCTGCGGGTAATCAAGGCAATGCTGAAATGAGTGCAATTATTGAGAAACTCAATACCTTGCAGAATAGCTTTGCCGAGTTCCAAAAAGGCAGAACAGCCGAGAGCCTTAAGGAGCAATTCGTAAGGCTGATGAAAGAAAAGAATATCCCAGAAAGCTACTATTCACATTCGCTCGTGGGGCGTGATTTTGCTGATACCTCCGCAGTGGAGACTTTAGCTAATGCTGTAACAGAGGGCTTTGGCAAGCAGGAGCAAGAGCTTTCAGCACGTGGATTTTCTTACTCCAAAGCGCCTGATACCCCTGACGATCCTCAGAAAGAGGAGGAGGCTATTGCTAATCTCATTGAGCAAGAAACCAAGAAACTAACGACAAGTAACAAGTGACAAACCACTAATCATTAAAAAAGATGCCAGCAGGAATTAAGTATGACCTTAAGGGTCAAGAGGTAGAGAAAGAACTCTACAACGTAAAATCAGGATACCGCTTAGCAGGAGGTTTTAATATTAACGATAGTGATATAGATGACGGACAATATATCCCTGTCTTAGCCCCCTTAGCGGTAGATTTTAAGACACGCACAGCCAAAGTATCCAAGTCCGTAAAGGCTGTGGAAGCGATTAATGCCACCACGCTCAAGGTACAGAAAGGGAGCTTTGCCAAAGTAAACATGCACCTTGGTGATGGCACTAATGGTGCCACTATCACAGCGATAGACACCACCAATGCCAATTATGACACTCTTACCTTGTCAGCTACCATTGATGGGGTAAAAGCAGGCGATGTCCTCTTTGAGGCTAAAACCAATGCAGGAAAGGTAGTTAAGAACCCTGCTAATTTCCTTAACTATGCGAGGGTGAAGAAGGAAGCAGGGGCAACTGTTACCGCTTTGGGTCAGGCGTATGAAATCCAAACCAACAAGCTCTATGTACCTGTATCTGATAAGGATAAGGAGACCCTTGGAGCAAGATTTATGTTTATCTAAAAACCAGTAGAACAATGATTTTAACTTTAGAAAAGCTCTTTAACAGCCCTCAAATCATCAGAGCGGTGATTAATAGGGTAATACAGACCTCTGCCGATACGGTGGTATGGAAGCGATATTTGGACTTTGAGGAGACCAAATCACGCCTATTCAAAACCTATATCGGCACTGTTACAGGAGTGGTGATGGGGTCTGTGATTGACAAGAACTCAGGCAAGCCTATCCGTGAGCGTAGAACTCTCGGTAGTGGCACAGGTGAGGTGGCTGACTTTGGGAACTCCTTTCAGTTGGACAACGAGCGCCTTAGTATAATCAAGCAGCTCATAGACAAATACAACCAAGCAGGGGCAGGACAAGCTGCGGTGATGAACGAGATTATAAACTTCTTAGCCGACGATATTCGTCAATGTACGCTGGCTCCCCATAAGCGTATGGATTATTTGGTAGGACAACTCATTTCTACAGGTAAAGGAGAAGTCAAGTTAGACGACAACAAAGATGGGGTTACACTTATTGACTTGGATTTGCCCGTGATGAAGTTTGACCCGACCTCCGCTGAGAAAACCAAATTCATTAGCTATTTGCAGAAAATAGTCAATGAAACTCGTACCAAGGTAGGTGTTTTTGCGGCTATGGAAATGACACGTACCACTTTCAACAAGCGTGTAATTGCCTCCGATGAGTTCAAGAACACCTACAAAATGGTATTAGGTAGCGCACAAATTGGCGTATCAGGAGGTATTATCACCGAGGCTATGGCAAACCAACTCTTAACAGGTATAGGATTGCCACCTATTCGTATCGTGGAGGATTATGTAGTGAAAGAGGATGGCACAACGACTAACATCTTTGCTGATGAGCGTATTGCCTTGCTTCCTACTGCCAAACTTGGAAAGATGATGTGGCACGAGCCTTACGAGCTTACTGACCGTGTACCTAACAAAACCTATACCGTATTGGAAGGCGGACACTACATCACCACACAACGTACTGAAGAAGGGCGTTTTATCGAGTATGGTTGTGAGTGGTTGCCGAGCTTTGCTGCTCCACAGAGCATGGTTGTGATTAACACCTCTAACATGGGTTAATATGACTAAAAAGGATTATTTCCGTCAAAGGTTTGCCTCATTGGGGCTTTCTCTCACTGAGGCCGACCTTTTAGACTTAAACATCCTTGATTTGTCAGGTGAAGCCACCGCAGAGGAGCAAAGAAACTTGTATATAGCCTTTATCCGCTTTATTCCACAAATCCTCTTACGTCCCAGCTCTATATCAGAAGGAGGAACCAGCCTCGCAAGGGCAAGCAAGGACGATATAATCGCTTTCTACAGCAATGAGTGTAAGCGGTTAGGTCTTAAGGACGAACTAAGTAAGAAACCTAAAGTCATATTCCGATGATATTAGATAATGGCACATTGCAGGTACAGACCACCACAAGCGGCGGCTTGGTAGGGGGTATTCCTCAAGAAGCGTCCATTCAATGGGGGGATCCTATTCCTTGTCACATTGTAGCCAATACCTACAATCAGCGGGGGAGTTTCAAGGATAGCACTTTTACCCAAAGCAGCTATACTGTATGGTTTGACTATGGGCTGCACATTTTCAATGCCAAGAGGGTACGACTTATAAGCGGCAAAGGAGAGCAATTAGGCGAATTTGAAGTGCAAAGCATAGAGCATGCCGATTGGGTAGGACGAACTAAAATCATGGTATAATGATAGAAGGAAAGCTAAACATTGCCTTTGACAAAATCAAGGAGAAGTATATCAAGGCAGCCACTCAAAAATTCATAGAGGTAGGCGAACGCTGTATCACTGAAGCCAGAGATAATGGTTCCTATACCGATAGAACTGGTAACCTTAGAAGCTCCGTAGGCTATGTGGTGCTATTGGATGGCGTGGTACAGTCTCAAGGAAATATAAACAAGCACAACCAAGAACAGATTGAGAAAATCAAAGCCAAATATCCCAAAGGCTTGGTGCTGATAGTAGTAGCAGGAATGAATTACGCTGCCTATGTAGAAGCCAAAGGTTATAACGTACTTTCCAGTGCCGAGCTTATGGCTGAAAACATCTTAAAACAACTCTATGGATCATGAAAAAAGGAGGCACACAGATAGAAAAGGATGTCTTTGACACCTTCCAAACCGAGATAGGCGCTTTTGTCCGTGGAGGAGTGTATTTGCAAGGCACACGCCCACACAACTCTTTTGAGGAGGATTGTGTTATAGGCTTTCTCACAGGCATTGATAAGGATATACAAGAAGGTAAGGTAAATATTAACTTCTATGTACCTAAAATCAATGCAGGAGCACAGAAAAAAATAAAAAACATTGCTCGTATTTTGGAGATAGAAGCCTTTATCTGTGGCTTAGTAACTCGTATCACCGATGAATATCGCTTTTATCAGGAACAAACCATTCATAGCTTTGAGGAAGATGATAATCAAACCTTGGTTAATGTCGTCCTCAGATACAAAAGATTTAGTAACTATTAAAACACTTAGAACATGGCAAACATTTTAAGCTGGGGAAAACCAGGAATAGAATATGTAAAATTGGAAAACGGCGACTTGCCCAGTACACCTACTTGGAAGGCTTTCCCTACCCCAGTGGAAAACACTACCAAATTGGAAACTGAAGAAGGTGAGAGCAAGGAAGCCAAAGTAGAGGGCGGTGAGGTGATCGCTACCCGTAAGAATGTCAGCAAATACAAGCTGGAATTTGAAATCTATGAGACGGACGACCTAACCGCTCCTATTCCCGACAATGACGGGATTGTCCTTGACCAGTACGCGGTACGCCTTACCCCTGAAAACACCAGTGCCAAAGGCTTTATCATAGACCGTGCCAGCGTGTCTGTAGTAAGGACTTGGGATAGTGAGAACGGAGGTAAGATAAAATACACCTTTACCGCTCTGAAACCAAAGACAGGGAAAATGCTCAAGCAGTACAATTAATTCATTGATTAGTGGTTAGTGACAAGTGGCTAACCACTAATCATTAATCGTTAATCACTAAAAAGATGGACAATATTCAACAAAAAACAGCACAAACCCTATTGCAACAAGCCGAAGAGGTAACCATAGCAGGGACAAAGTACCAAGTACCACAACCCACACTCGGCACGCTGATACTCGTATCTCAAGAGATAGCCCATATACCCATGGAGGAACTCAATCGAGAAAAGACCGTAGGCGAGGCCTTTCAGAAAGCTACCCACGGCAAACATGTTGCCCGCGCCTTAGCCCTTATGATACTTGGAGCATCACACCCAAAGCCAACCTTTTGGCAATGGTTTAAGGAGTGGCTGAACCCAAAAGAACGCCAAATAAAGCGGCTCACCAATAAGATCCTCTACCAAATGAACGTTCAAGAAGTAGGGATATTGTTCATTCAGTTGCTCGGCAAAATGCAGACTACCGATTTTTTTATGCTTATCACTTTCCTCAAAGAAGCAAATCTGCTAAAACCGACAAGGAAAGTGAGTTAAACGACAGCCTATGGGCGATAGTCGGTGGGTTTTTGAAACAATATCCCAATGTAAGTGTCTATGAGGCTTTGTATGAAATATCCTATGCTAATTTGCTCTTGTACAATAGTATAAACCCTGAAAGTTCCAATGATAACAAGAACAAAGACAATGTGATAACTGATAAAAGCCCTGACTACAATGAGGAATTAGACAAATTAATCAATCAATCTTAAAACTATTCAATGGAAAAAATATTTGTAACCCTATGGATACTCTTTGGTATCTACACTTTAGTACTTGTTATGATCTTGGCGGACTTGTGGAGCGGTGTTCGTAAGGCCCATCGAATGGGAGTTATGCGCACTTCCTACGGCTATAAGCGCACCGTGAGCAAGCTCGCCCAGTATTACAATGTACTGATTGCCCTCTCGATAGTGGATTGTATGCAGATGAGTACGATTTGGTATTTGGAAGCCTACTACCAATATTCCCTATGGCTATTTCCTTTTATCACCCTTATAGGCGCTATAGCCCTTTGTCTTATCGAGGTCAAAAGTATATACGAGAAAGCTGAAGACAAAGTGAGATTAGACCAAGCAGGGCAAACCATTAGTAAAATTGTAGTCAATAGGGACAATTTAGAAGTTGTAGTTAAGGCTATATCCGACTATATGAAAGAAAGTGATAATTCTAAAACAGAAGACAATGAACCAAACACAGCTTAATTTTATCAAAACCTACAAGCCAGTAGCCCTTGAAAGCGAGCGAAAAACAGGTATTTCTCACCTCTTTATTCTTGCTCAGGCAGGTTTGGAGAGTGCATGGGGGAAAAGTCCTATAGGGAATAATTTCTTTGGTATAAAAGTGCCTAAGAGCCTTGTTGGTAGCACTCCCAAGGAGAAAAAGCAACTCCTAAGAACTACAGAGGTACTCACCACGCCTAACGAAAAGAGCAAATTCCCTGAAGTGATTAGTATCACCAAACGTACAGATGGCAAATACCTATATATCGTACGAGATTGGTTTATGAAATACGATACCCCAGAGGAGTGTTTCACAGACCACGCTAATTTCTTTTTCAGGAATAAGCGATACGCCAAGGCGTTAGATGTCAAAGCAGACCCTTACAAGTTTGCCGAGGAAGTAGCAAAGGCAGGTTATGCCACTGCTCCGAACTATGCAGAGAGTTTGAAAAAACTCATTAAAGAAATTGAAAAAGTAAAATAGTTATGTATGAGAAAGAAATTGTATTTACTATTAGCTCTTATGGTGCTTTTCGGTTGCAGGAGCAAGAAATCAAGCCGAACCGAGCACAGAGAAGAGCAGAAGATCGAAAGAAAGGAAGTAAAAGACAGCTCCACATACGTAGAAAAAGCCCAAAAGGTAAGCACTTTTGACCTTCAACAATCCCAATCCTATGAAATCACCCTTGAGAGTGACAAAGACGAAATGGGTAATGCCAAAGATCTCTATTTTACTCGTATGAGAGACGGCCCAAATGAAGCCCTCGTTATAAGAGGGGGTAAGGCAACCATACATATAAATCAAAACAACAACCAAGCCCTTACCCAAGAGGATACAATTATACAAGAAAGCACTACCACAAGCCAACAACAAGCCTCCATCGTACAGGAGCAACGGCAAACCACAAAATCACAAAAACAAGTTAGCGCCCTACCTTGGTGGCTTATAGCAAGCACATTACTCTTAGGATTGTTAATATTTATATTTATTCGGTTCAAACGCTGATTAGCGTGCTACGCCTCAGCAATGGGGCGTTTTTTTACATTTTAAAACACAGATTATTATGAACAACGATAACGGAAGTATAGACTTTGAAGCCCGCTTGCGCCTTGAGAAATTAGAGGAAGGTGTAAAAGAAATGGAGAAAATGCTCAACGACTCCATGAAAAGCTCCCAAAAAGAGACTGATAAGCTCCAACAGTCTATTAATAACCTCGCCAAAGGGGCAATGGCTTTTTTTACTATATCAAAAGCCTATGAATTTACACAAAAGATTATAGCCGTCCGCTCCCAGTTCCAACAGCTTGAAATTGCCTTTGGCACTATGCTCAAGAGTAAGGAGAAAGCCAATGCCCTAATGGCACAAATGACTGATTTGGCTGCTAAAACCCCCTTTGGACTACAAGAAGTATCTGAAGGGGCTAAGCGCTTGCTTGCCTTTCAGGTTCCTGCCCAAGAGGTAACGGAAACGCTTAGGCGTATGGGTGATGTCGCTGCTGGATTGGGAGTGCCTATGGGACAACTCATTCACGTATACGGGCAAGTCAAAGCGCAAGGCAAGTTAATGACGAATGATCTCTATCAGTTCATGAATGCAGGTATTCCTATCATTGCCGAGCTTAGTAAGGTCGTAGGTAAGAGCGAAACTGAGATTAAAGACATGGTTTCAGCAGGAAAGATAGGCTTTGCTGAAGTACAAGCCGTTATCAAAGGTATGACAGACGAGGGCGGGTTATTCTATAATCTAATGGCAGAGCAGAGCAAAACCCTAAGCGGTCAGCTGTCCAACTTGGAAGATAATTTTGCTAATGTACTCAACGAGATAGGTAAGGCTACTGAGGGAATCGCTTCGGGGGCTATATCAAGCGTATCGTTTTTGGTTGAGAATTACCAAACCTTGGGTAAGGTAATAGCGGGGCTTATAGCTACTTATGGGGCGTATAAGACGGCTATTCTTGTGAATAGTGCTATTGTTGCTGTTAATGCTGAGATTACAAAAGGCTGGACTATTGCTCAACTTGCACAATATAGAGGGCTTTTGTTATTAGAGAAAGCTCAAAAACTCCTTAATGCAACTATGCTTTCTAACCCTTATGTATTAGTTACTACTGCTGTAATGGGGTTGATAAGCGCCTATGTGTTTTTGAGGGAAGCGACTGATGCTGATACAGAAGCTACTAAAAGACATAACGAACTAAGAGAGGAGCAAGCTAATAAGATAGACGAGGAGAGAAACAGAATTAATAAGTTGATTGCGACTATTCAGGACGAAACCAAATCATGGAATGAGAGGAATAAAGCGTTTTTAGAGCTACAAAAGACAACGAATGGGGTACTTGATAAATACTCTTCTCTTAATCAGGTATTACGTGAGATGTCACAAGTCCTTAAGGAACTTAATGGGCGTTACGAAACGATGAATGAGGGATTGTCAAGGGATGCAGTAAAAAATACCGAAGACACTATCAAGCAAAAAGAAGCTCAGATTGAGAGACTAAAAGCTGAGATGAAAACTACTGCAAGCAGAGACCATAGAGTAGCTCTTCAAATGGATATTAATGACATTAAAAGGTCCATAGAAGCAGATAAAATACTTAGGAAAAAGCAGCTAAAAGTTGTTGTTAAGAATGATGTAGCTAATTACGAAAGCAGTCTATCAGGTAAAAGCCTTGACCAAATACAAGCTGAAAAGAAATTGATTACTGAGGCTTACAACTTGAGGAAAAAGCAAGCAAAAGAATCCATTAGCAACCTTTCCGTGTCTAAAATAGACAGTAACAACCCTTATTTAAAATATGATTGGGAAGAGTTGGGAATGTATAATGAAGCGACAGAGAGACAAATAAAACTCAAACAGCAAGAAAAAGTACAAACCACTGATTTTATTGCAAAAAAAGAAGAGATTTTAGCGTTACAGAATAAAATAAATGAAGCTGAAAGCAAAAACAAAAATAGTAGGAGCGTTGATAATAAAGATTTAAGCGATTTAGAGGCTAAAAAAACTAAATTAAAAGGATTGATTGACGAGTACAAACAAGGTACTGGCATTGACCTTTCTCAAAAAAATACTCCTAAATCTAAAGCCACTAAAACCAAATCCGAACTTCCTACTTTTGACTATAAGAAAGCCGCCCAAGAAGAAGCACGCCGTGAGCAGGATTTTCTTTTTCAGAAAGAGCAGGATCGTATCAACATCATGGAGGACGGAGCAAAGAAACGCCTTGCTATCATTCAGCTTGATTATGATAGACAAGAAGAGGAAATACGTCGTCGTACCGAAGACCAAATGGCCGCTTTTATCGAGCAGCAGAAAGCCCAAGCAGAGGCAGAGGGGAAGTGGAAGAAAGGACAAGCCTTTAACGAAGATACTCCTGTAATCAACGCTCACAGGGCCAAGTTACAAACAGAGGAGCAACAACTATTAGCCTCCAATCACGATTATATGCTGTACCAACAAGAGCAGGTATATAAAGAGCTATTGGAGAAGTACCAAACTTATACAGACCAACGCAAATCCATTGAGGAGAAGTACAACGCTGATATTGCCGCCTTGCAAGCCAAATTAGGTGCAGATGCTCCACAAGTCAAAAAAGCGCAAGACGAAAAGGCTCGTGAGCTTAAGAAGTTGGATATACTCTACAAGAAAGAGGGGACAGCCATTGCTAAACTCTTTGAGA